GTCCAAATTCTCGTGTTTAAAGTTTCTCAGAGATAGCAACCCTGTTGTGTAGTCGATACTTCCGATATTCTTATTAACTATGATCTTGGCGGTTCCCGATTCTTTGTAGATTCGGATGTTGCCATATCCATCATCATCTAAAAAACAATCCACAATAGGCTTGACAAGAGCAGATGAAGTTGCATCACGATAGCCAAAAACAGCACTTGACAAGATGGGAGTGTATCCATCAATTGGATGGAATAACGGATTGTCAAACTTAATGCTATATGGTGCAACTCTTCCTAGGCTTGGCTCAAATCTCTTGGACAAAGAAATCTCAACTGAGTTTGATAGCACTGCACCTGATGATCCATCAATTGCAGATGAGAACTTAGACAATCTGAAATTGCGCTGAAATAGTTCCAAGTAAGATGTGCTGAATGCCTTAATAAGATCGACAAGTCGAGCCTCAATTCCCGACTTATTCAGAGTAGTTTTTGCTTCATCATAGTAGAGAGTAACATTCGGATTGATGTATAAAATATCGGGATCTACTACCTCAGGCATAATTGTGATCAGATTTCGTTCACCCAAGATGGTTCGTTCGATTGCTTGTTTTTCAGCACTAGACAATCGAGTACCTACCTTTGGCTTAATGCTAATATAAACCTTTCCATATTGTGGTGGGTTGTTTTCTTCGCCACCCCAAATAAAGAACGAGTCTGCTCTATTGGCATATTCGCGTCCAAGAAGTGCCTTGTAGTCATCTGCGGTGACAGCCCGATCCTGTGCTTGATAATTTCTTGGAGCATAGTATTTGATCGATGCAATATCTTCGCTATTCTCTCCCCCAAAGGAAACCAAAACTTTTCCATCGGTGTCTGTATTGATTCGCACCTCATCGATACGAGAATCATTACAGGTAATTACTCTTCTTGTAAGTGTTTCATCATATCCAATTCCGTTTCCATCTGATCCGTTTGTGACAAGATATCGAAGACTGATTATATTACCATTTTCGATTGCTTTACCGAGAATGCCGTCTCCAAAATAGATCTCCCAAAGCCCATCTCTGCCCTCTTGAATAAAAAACACATTCGAAGTTGAGTCTAATTTATTGATGTCGGTTGCTTTTTTCCACAACTCGGACGATCCTGTTGTATTACTCTGTGATCGTTGAACAAACACCTGCACAGTATCAATATCCACATTCAGATCAGGAAGTGTGAATCTTGCCTCTGTACCGCCCTGCGTGTTTGCCACATATGCAACTTGTTTCATGTATCCCTGATAGAGGGTAACATCTTGAACAATATTTTCGCCCGATCTACGAACTGCTTTATATGTGTCTAAGGTTACAAAATTGACTGCTTTGCCATCAACATCCTTGCCACGAAAGACGGTTCCTGTTTCAAGAAATTCTTTGCCCTGAATGACTCTCTGTGTGAATGCATCAACCGTACTGCCACTTGGTGTCATTACAGCAGTGACTAAGAGTTGTGCTGCTTTTTTTGATCTTGGCGTATAGTTTAGGTGCTTTGCAAGAGAAACAACCGATGGTCGCATAATTGCAGAATCGATGAAAGATTCATTTGCTGCCATGTTTGCATAAAATGCCTGATAGTGTGTGTTGTATGCAAGAAGATCGAGAACAATTGACAGTGCCGAACCTTCAAAATTGTAGTCCTTGAACTGCTCTTGACCACTCAAGTACTCTTTTAAGTTTGCCTTGATCTCATCAAACTCAAGCGATTCGATTGGTGTATTTGATATGTTACTCATCTTAGCCTTTGCAGAGCGATTGTGGTTGAGAATACTCTTTGAACATTGCGAATGGTGAAGTGAATTGTAATACGAATCTCATTCTTATCTAGCACATCTACAATATCTACAATTGCATCACTGACCCTTTTTTCATAATTTCGAATCACTTCTGAAATTCGCTTTTTGAGTTCAATGACCATTATGGGTTCGATCAATTCAAACAGCATATCTTGCACTCCCGAACTAATCTCGGGATGAAATGGCTTTTCCCCCCTGCGGTAGAGAATCAAATTACGCAAAGATCGCTTAATCGCCTCTTCGTCTCGGCGTAATGCAACATCTCCCGACAATGGATTGCGGTCAAAGTTGATATCAAGATCGATAGATGTGTTCTGACTTTTAAGCATTATTGCAGTGCCAATTCAAGTTCGATGTAGTCCCGTGCTTGCTCAAAATGTTGTCTGATTTTTTTTTCTTCTTCTACCGTTGGAACTTCGGTCTCATGAAACCACTCCAATTGCACAAATCCAATATACAAATCCTGTTTCATGATCGGTAAAATGCTGTATCGAACAATTCCATTTGACTTGTTGTATGACCGAAAATACCCATCAGGCATTCCTTCTGTTATATAAGATCCTGGGCTATTATCTCTCATATTTTCGATGAGATTCCAAAACATCGTGACCAAAATGCCCTGTAGATTTCCACCGTCATATACCACCCCCCGTTCACATGATTCGTGGGTGATACTAAATTTTTTCATCGGAGTTCCATCAAGAAATTTTCCACCATTATGGAAGTATCCAATTTTTGCTTTTTCTGCACCTGTCTGAATTCTCAGTGCCGTCAAAGTTTCATGAATATTCGTATGCTTTAACTGAAAATTCGACCCTTTGGAATTTATCGAAGCCTCTTCAATATAGAGTTTGTCTTCTTGTTTTTTCTTTGACTTTGCATATGCAATGCCTGTGATAACGCCACCGATAACTCCCGAGACAGCAATCCCAAGTTCAAACCAACCTTGAATAAGAAGTGAAGACATATTACATCAACCTCCACAATATACATTTGTACTGCCTCTAGCACAGGCAGATCCACAATGAACAGGATCTGCTACCCGTGCTGCGGGAAGGCTATTGATATAAACCGAAGACGATCCAATTGCAGTTTTGCTTGTATGGCAATTATCGCCACAGCAATGAGTTGCCCATTTATCGCCCTTTCGATGCCATCCAAGACTGTTAACGAATACATTCTTTGATCCTTCAAGATTTGGTCTTGGTGGAAAACACCGATGTCCTGTACAAATGTCTGTGTGTCTATGTGCGGCTGGCATAAAACTCCTTTAGCAACTTCGAAAGTATCCACGATCTTTCATGGTGGCAAGATATTCTTTATTTGTCACAGGGAATCCATCAATGAACATCTGATTTCTGATATTTAGGATGAATTCATCTCTGTCCGATGACCAATTGTTGTCTGCGTCAATTATAAACCTTCCGTCAATGTAACTGCTCGGCAATAAAGAATCAAATGCCCTTGCCACAAACCCAATTCCCTTGGCAATCGGGAACCCTGCCCGATGCAACGAAGCCGATCCTCGCTTGGCATAGTTGTCTTCTGTGAACTTCCTAGGAGTTTGTTCGCCATAATCAAACCCAAAGGTGTCTGCTGCAACAATATCCCGATCCTCTTGGGGAATTCCTGCGGGATTGGTAAGCCCAAATTCTAGGGGAAAGATATCATCCAAGTCATCAATTTTGCCATACAGATGCCCTGTGTCGATATCAAGGGTCAAACTTGGAGGAAATACTCCTTCAACAATTGCATATTTGATCGGCCCGCCCGTTGGGGGTGGAGCACCAACATAATTGTAATACACCGCAACAAGTTTTAAGCCAATACTGCAATCAACACCCTGTTCTTCGGGGCGAAGAACTCTTTGTTGTTCAAATATTGGTCTAGAAGGAGAAGTTTCATTGTATGACCGATTCATCAAGGAAGGACTCATCCAAAGAATATCTTCGGTTATTGTGTCTGTCAGGGATTCGTCCTGCTCGACAATGTTCAATTCACCAAACCCATCGGGATAATAATATTCGATGGGAAAAATTCCTGTCATGTTTGCTGCCATCAGAACTCTCCTGCATCAATTAGATCATCTAGACTCTTGACTGTAACATCAGGAGACTCCACTATAATATTTGGATTAGTACCATATGGAACAGGCTCTGCAACAAATGGATCAATTGGCGATGCTGTATCGAATTTCAAGGCATCTCCCATTTGAGGAATTGGTGGAACATCAACTGTTCCTTGAGGCTTACCGCATGAGATTGTTGGGATGCTTCCTTGAATTGCTGCGGAAATATCATTAACAGCACTGTTCAGTTTTCCAATAACTCCCATAATTGCATCGGAAGCAAATTCAAGAGAAGGAAGAGTTATGCCATTGATACCTGCCATAATTTCATTTAGTGATGGGAGATCTCCCAATTTCAAGTTTGGAAGATCAAGATCAAAGGAGGAAGTATCTCCCATGAATGCACATATATCGATATTTGGAACACTTGCGAGATCGCCGCGCTGTGCGGTCAATTCGTTAATGCTTTTCTTCGATTCTGAAAAATCAGTAGCAACAGGCACATTTACCATTCCCTTAATACTGACCTCCTCGCCCGTTGATGCCACCGATTTTTCTGCTGCTCCCAATGCAGCATAACTCTTTGTTTGATTGTTTTGCTCAAAGGTATATGTTTCAATGTCCTGTATTGTGTATACAGAACCTTGAGCATTCCGTGATGGGGTTGCTGCTGTGACAGGAACTGATCGGTTGGGGATATTGAAACACATAGATTATTTTCGATTCTTTATTTGTAAATCTGTTGGGCTGAGTCGATCAATCAATCCATTAACAAGACCTCTTGCTTTGCTCAAGAGTGTCTGTACTGTTGATGAATTTTCTCCTTCGGGATTCAAGTCTATGCGCGGTGCTACAATAACCATATTTCCTTCACTTGATAGTGTGTATGTTCCTTTGACTTTATGCAAACAATTTCCACCGACATCCGTGGTCATATTGCCTTTCACATACATCTTTACATCACCACCAACTTCAATCTCAAGATCTTTCCCCATCATTATCTTCAATGTTTTGTTTGCATTGAAGGAGCAATTTCCCTTAACGAGAATCATCTTGTCATTTGTCGTAATGTCCCATGCATTACCAACAACCTTGTGAACTTCACTTCCTCTTGGATGAATTTCAGTAAATGTGCCCGAGCAATGATACCAATGAATTCGTTCTGCCCCTGGAGTATCATCATATTCGATGACATGTCCTGCCTGAGATTCGTATACATTATTGAACGGATATCGGGCTGCATATGGAGTTTGCGGTTCCGACCAAAATCCATAAAGAGCGGTTGCACAAATTTCTAAGTTGTTTTTCTTTTTCTGTACAATGGTATTTTCAATTTGCTCATTTCTTGCAAGACGATTTGTATCTGCCTCGCCCATTCTAGAGATTAATGGATAGAGACCGTCAGGATCAGCAAATCCCATTTTTGGATCAATTGTTGGGTTCTTGGGAAGTTGGTATGGTTTAATTCCAACATCATTTTTTGCGGCATCCAATGATGCAAGAATTTCAGCCTTCTTG